TAGCCATTAGGGACTACCGCCCTTTAAGTGTAGGGATAGAGAGGGGGGCGTTAAAGAACGCTGTTTTGCCCTACTTGTCAGACCTTATGCGAAAAAACAACACCTATGCCCACATCATAGATTTGACCCATGGGAATAGAAAAAAAGCGGATCGAATCATCTGGGCTTTACAAGGTAGGTTCGAGCATGGCAGAATTGTGTTAAATTCGGAAGAAGATTGGGATGAGTTCGTAGACCAGTTAATCCTGTTCCCTGCTCAAGGAGTCCATGATGACTTACCTGACTCCCTCAGTTACATTGACCAACTTGCTGTCACTTCGTATATGGAAGAAGATGACTCCGAGGAATGGGAACCAGTAGATATTATTAGCGGGGTATAAGAATGGAATTCCAAGAACCTAGTGACTCAGACAAAGAGATAGTTAGCTTTGTTGTCGACCATTGTGACAGATGGAGGGATTGGAGAGATGTTAACTGTCTTGATGATTGGCTAGAGTACGAGCGTATCTTCAATGGTGAGTGGGATGCCCAAGACAAAACCCGTGAGTCCGAGCGTAGCCGTATTGTTACCCCCGCTACCCAACAAGCCGTAGAGACACGCCATGCCGAAATCATGGAAGCTATCTTCGGTCAGGGTGAGTTCTTTGACATTCAAGACGATATTCGTGATGTCAATGGTAGTCCTTTAGATGTTGCTGCTATCAAAGCACAACTGATGGAAGACTTCAAAGTCGATAAGATTCGCAAGTCTATCGACCAGATTGAGCTGTTGGCTGAGATTTATGGTACTGGTATCGGTGAGATTGTTGTCAAAACAGAGAAAGTATTTGTTCCAGCTACTCAGGCAATACCTGGTCAAATGGGACAAGCCGCTATCGGAGTGGTAGAACAAGACCGCATTGCAGTCAAGATTGTTCCTGTTAACCCCCGCAACTTTTTGTTTGACCCTAATGGAACATCTATTGATGACTGTATGGGTGTGGCTATTGAGAAGTATGTCTCTATCCACAAGATCGTTAAAGGTCAAGAAGAAGGCATCTACCGCAAGGTAAAGGTCGGCACTGACTCTATGGACACAGACTTAGAGCCTACCCAAGAGGTCTCTCAGTACGAAGATGACAAAGTAAAACTTCTTACTTACTATGGTTTAGTTCCTAGAGAATATCTTGACCAAGTAGAAAACGATGGTTCTGAAGTAGAAGACTTGTTCCCTGAAGACAGTGTTCAGGATGAGTATTCCGATCTGGTTGAGGCAATCGTAGTTATCGCCAATGATGGTGTTCTTCTGAAGGCAGAAAAGAACCCATACATGATGAAAGACCGCCCAATTCTTGCTTATCAGGACGATACAGTTCCTAATCGCTTGTTGGGTCGTGGTACTGTTGAGAAGGCTTACAACTCACAAAAAGCTATAGATGCCCAAGTTCGTTCACACTTAGATTCACTAGCCCTGACAACTAGCCCAATGATGGCTATGGATGCCACCCGTTTACCACGGGGTGCTAAGTTTGAAGTAAAGCCAGGCAAAGCAATCCTGACAAACGGAAATCCCAATGAGATTCTGTTTCCGTTTAAGTTTGGCAATACAGATGGGTCTAACCTCACAACTGCCAAAGAGTTTGAACGTATGCTTTTGATGGCAACAGGCACTCTTGATTCACAAGGAATGGTAACTGCCGTTGCTAGAGATGCGGGTCAGGGCGGTATTTCGATGGCTACTGCCTCGATTATCAAGAAATATAAGCGTACCTTGGTGAACTTCCAAGAGGATTTTATGATCCCCTTCATCACCAAAGCCGCCTATCGCTATATGCAGTTTGATCCTGAGCGTTATCCTACTGTGGACATGAAGTTTATTCCTACGGCAGCACTCGGTATCATTGCTAGAGAGCATGAGCAACAACAGTTCATTGCGCTTTTACAGACTCTTGGCCCGAATACACCTGTTTTGCCTATCATTTTGAAGGGCATCATGGCTAATTCTTCTCTGTCAAACAGATTTGAATTGATTGAGATGCTCGACAAGATGGCTGTTGCTGATCCACAAGCCCAACAAGCGGCTCAGATGCAACAACAATTGGCTATGCAACTGGCTCAAGCTCAGATTGCTGTCCAAACTACACAAGCAGAGCAGAATAAGGCTGAAGCGCAAAAGTTATTGACTGAAGCGCAATTGATGCCTATTGAGTTGCAAGCAAAGAGTATGGCGGCTAATACCAAGAACCTCCCAACTGATGACGCTTTGGCTTCACGAGAGTTTGATAAGCGGGTCAAGATTGCTGATTTGATGCTAAAAGAAGCAGATATTCAGAATAAGGCTAAGATTGTTGAAAAACAGATGGCTAGACAATGAATCCAGAACTTCAGAAGTACTACGAAGAGCGTTTTTCCATGATGTCCACTCAAGGGTGGATAGAATTGATGGAAGATGTTGACAAAATGATAGAACCTTTAAATAATATCTCAACAATTGCAGACGAAAAAAGTCTACAATTCAGAAAAGGTGAGTATTCAATACTAATTTGGCTGAAGAACTTGAAACAAGTCAGCGAAAGAGCATTTGAGGACTTAAATGAGAAGAATGTATGAATTTGCCTGTAAAAACGGGCACAAAACTGAGAGATTTGTTGATTATGAGTTAACAAGTTTCGTATGTGAATGCTTTGAGGAATCTCATCGCATTCTATCTGCGCCAGCGTTTCTACTCGAAGGGTGGTCTGGAGCGTTTCCATCAGCGCATGGAAGGTTCGAGAAAAGCCATCTAGATAAGTTAAAATCTGAACGCAAAATCAACTCATAAGCAATTATGCCGAGTTGAATCTCCTACAACCGATTGACGGCAGGAAAAGGAAAAAGTATGTTGATTGATGATGACAAAGAAGAGTTGGGTGAGTTAGAGATTGAGCAACAGAAGATCGAGCAAAAGCCTGAACTTCCTGATAAATACAGGGATAAAAGTTTAGACGAGATTGTGAAGATGCACCAAGAGGCTGAAAAGCTAATTGGAAAGCAAGCACAGGAAGTAGGCGAGGTCAGAAAGTTAGCCGATGAACTTATCAAACAGAACCTTGGTTCACGACAACAGACTAGACAGGAAGAGCCTGAAGTAGATTTCTTTGAGAATCCACAGAAGGCAGTTCAAAGGACTGTTGATAATCACCCAGACATCCTAGCGGCACGACAAGTAACGCTAGAAATGAAAAGGGCGCAAATTCAGCAAAGGTTAGCGCAAGAACATCCCGACTTTGGAGAAATAGCCAAAGATCAGGACTTTGCAAATTGGGTGAAGTCTAGCCCTATTCGCATCAAGATTTTTGAGCAAGCCGATTCTGGATATGATTTCGACTCAGCCAATGAATTGCTATCTACCTATAAACAGCTACGTTCTGTTAAACAGAAGCAAACGAGTGATGATGGCGAGGTAACTCGCAAGCAGAACTTAAAAGCAGTAGGTGTTGATGTAGGTGGTTCTGGTGAATCATCAAAGAAAGTTTATAGAAGGGCTGACCTTATTCGGCTCAAAATGCAAGACCCAAATCGATATGACGCTTTAAGTGATGAAATCATGCAAGCCTATCAAGAGGGTCGGGTTCGTTAAACTTTAGGAGATTTAATCATGGGATTAGGAACAAACAATGTAACAGTAACCACTGCGGCTACATTCATTCCAGAAATCTGGAGCGATGAAATTATTGCTGCTTACAAAAAGAACCTTGTTATCGCTAACTTGGTTATGAAGATGAACTTCAAGGGCAAGAAAGGTGACACCATTCACATTCCTGCACCTACCCGTGGTTCTGCTTCTGCTAAAGCCGCTGAAACAGCAGTCACTTTGATTGCTGCTACAGAGTCTGAAGTTCAAGTGTCTATCAACAAGCATTACGAATACAGCCGTTTGATTGAGGATATTGTCGAAGCCCAAGCCCTGAACAGCTTGCGTAACTTCTATACCTCTGACGCTGGTTATGCTCTGGCTAAACAAGTCGATACTGACTTGGTTCAGTTGGGTCGTTCAACCAATGGCGGTGCTGGTACAAATGCTTACGCAACTGGTGCATTCATTGGTGGTGACGGTACTACTGCTTATGTTGCCGCAAGCAACAATGAGTCAGCATTGACTGATGCCGCTATTCGCCGCACTATTCAGCGACTGGACGACACTGATACCCCAATGGATCAGCGTTTCTTCTTGATCCCTCCATCAAGCCGCAACACTTTGATGGGTTTGGCTCGTTACACTGAACAAGCCTTTGTTGGTGGTACTAACAGTACTATCCGCACTGGTGAGATCGGTAACCTGTATGGCATCCCTGTGTTCGTATCAAGCAACACTGATACTGCATCAGGTTCTGCTGCTGCACGAGTTTGTTTGATGGGTCACCGTGATTCAATGGTGCTGGTTGAGCAAATGGCTGTTCGTTCACAAATCCAGTACAAACAAGAGTATTTGGCTACTCTGTTCACTTCTGACACTCTGTATGGTGTTCAGATTCTCCGTGCAGCCGCAAGCGTTAGTGCAGCTAAATCTGCATCAATGTTTGCTCTCTTAGTTCCTGCCTAATTGCAGTTGCGCCCCCTGCCCTAGTGGTGGGGGGACTTTTTTAACCTAATTAGGAGAAATCAAAATGGCTGCTGCTACCGCTGTTGTTTCAAATCGAGACAACGATTCTTTTCGTGGGCTTTTTAGCGATACTTGGTCTGTTACTGCTACGCTTGATGCTGGTTCTTTGGTTGATGGTGCGGGTGAAACCGAAACTGTTGCCGTTGCTGGTGTGGCGTTGGGTGATATGGTCTTGGGTTGTTCTTTTGCCGTGGATGAAGTTGGCATGAGCGTTACCGCTTATGTCTCTGCTGCAAATGTTATTAGTATTCGTGTTCAAAACGAATCTGGTAGCACTGTGGACTTGGCATCTTGCAAGATTCGTCTTGTAGCTGCTCGCTTGGTGTAAAGATAGGGGGGCTAGTCCCCCCTTTCTCATTTAAGGGTTTTATGGCTACTTTTCGTTGTCTTCAATCAGGTAACACTGTAACTTTTACATATCAACATGATATTGATTCTATGAAGGGTCATCAGGGATATGTGAGGATAGACGAGCCAGAAGTAACCACAGAATCTGTAGAATCAGAGACTAGAACAGATACCGCATTTGCGCCTGTGATTCCAACATTTAAGCGTATGGGAAGACCCCGAAAGGTAGCAAATGTCTGAGATAGATGCTCGTGATTTTGGTCGGTTAGAGGCTCAAGTAGAGACTTTGCAAGGTCAGGTAACTCAATTGAGTACTGATGTAAAAGCCTTGCTTGAACTAGCAAACAAAGGCAAAGGTGGCTTTTGGATGGGGATGACTATTGCCTCAATCATGGGCGGTGTTATTACTTTTATTGTTGATAAGCTGTGGAAATGAAAGAAGGACTCTTATCAGGCAAAGTTTGCCCGCTTCCTACTCAGGATGTGACTCTTAACCTAAAGAATCGCAATAATGCTTTCAAGAACTTTGGCTATGGTGCGCCAAACCCACTTGAACCCAATGAAGCGTTTTGGTTGAAGAAAGCCAAGATGTACAACGCACCCACTGATGTTGTCAAAACCATGCGTTGTGGAAACTGTGCGGCATTTATCCAGACACCAACAATGATGCAGTGCATCAAAGATGGATTAGAAAAGGGCAAAAGCTCACCTAATGAGCTTGACTATGATGAACAGTTTATTGAAGCTGCTGATCTAGGATTCTGCGAATTGTTTCACTTTACTTGTGCAGCACTCCGCACTTGTGATGCTTGGAAATCTGGTGGTTCAATCAAAAAGGACTGATATGAAGACAACTAAATCCAAAACTCCCGCTAATGCCCCTAAAAAAGGTATCCCCATAGCAATCATGGTTGCAGTTGGTAAACCCAAGGGTATGCCTATGCGTGGTGGCAGAACTGCCACTAACATGATGAAAAAATCTTCAAGAGGTAAATAATGTCTACATTTCAACTCGATCCAAATCAAGTAGCTTGGGGTGTTGCCACCAACGGCACAACACAAGTAGCAACAGTAACCACCAGTAGCGTTCAAATGACTGCTTTTGGTGCTACAACTACCATGATTCGCATTGCCTGTGGTCAAGGTCATTGCCACTATGCAATTGGCACAAGTCCAACTGCAAGTATTACAACATCAGCCATGATTCCACCAAATTGTGTTGAAATTGTGCGAGTAACTCCTGCTCAAAAGATTGCGTTTATCAAGGATGCAACGATTACAACATCTACTGTTTCTGTAACGGAGTTAGTATGAAAAAGCCCACAATGGCTCAAAAAAAGGTTGGCAAGGTAATGCACGAATACAAAGAAGGTACTTTGCATTCAGGCAAGGGTGGTAAGGTTGTAAAGAACCCTCGCCAAGCAGTTGCAATTGCTTTGTCACAAGCTGGCATGAGTAAGCCAATGAAAAAGAAGATGAAATGAAAACTGGACTTTATGCCAACATTCACGCTAAACAGGCTCGTATCAAAGCAGGGTCTGGTGAGAAGATGAACAAGGTGGGTTCTAAGAATGCGCCTACTGCTGCTGACTTCAAACAAGCGGCGAAGACTGCAAAGAAACCTAAAAAGGTGAAGTGATGAAAACTCCTGCTTGGCAACGCTCCGAGGGCAAAAATGTTAAAGGGGGGTTGAATGCCAAGGGGAGAGCATCTTATAATGCAGAAACTGGTGGCAATTTGAAAGCACCAGTAAAGTCGGGGGATAACCCTCGCAGAGCAAGTTTCTTGGCTCGTATGGCTGGTAACAGCGGTGCAGAGTACAAGGATGGTGAACCAACAAGACTGCTTCTTTCGCTCAAGGCATGGGGTGCTACCTCAAAGGCTGACGCAAAGGCAAAAGCTAAAGCTATATCCGACAGGAACAAAGCAAAGGCTGGAAGCAGATGACTTATCTAGAACTTGTAAACGATGTCCTCGCAAGGTTGAGAGAGACAAGTGTTTCTACTGTTACAGAAACAACCTATTCAACACTGATTGGCAAGTTTGTCAATGATGCAAAGCGTCAGATTGAAGATGCGTTTTCTTGGAATGTATTGGGTCAAACCATCACAGTTACTACAGCGGCATCTACAGCATCTTATTCTTTGACAGGTGCTGGTCAGAAGTTTCAAGTAATGGATGTAATCAACACCACAAGCAATGTTGGACTTACAAACATCAGTTTTGTGGATATGAACCGCAAGCTAAACTTTACGCCATTGGTCAATTCAATCCCTACTGAATTTGCTTTTGATGGGGTTGATGGAAGCTACGACACCAAGGTTAATTTCTATCCAATACCTGATGGCGTATACACGATCAAGTTTGCTTTGACAGTGCCACAAGCTACCTTGTCATCAGATGCAACTGTTGTTTCTGTTGCTGACACTTTGATAGCTCAGAATGCTTATGCTCGTGCATTGGTAGAGCGTGGTGAAGATGGTGGCCTGTCTTCATCTGAGGCTTATTTGCTTTACAAGGCTATGTTGGCTGATTACATTGCATTGGAAGGTACTCGCTACCCTGAGAATCAGGAGTTTGTGGCAACATGAGTCAAGCACTCCAGACGTATTCTTTAACAGCCCCAGGATTTCAGGGGTTGAATACCCAAGAATCGCCTCTTGATTTATCACTTGGCTATGCCTTAGTTGCTCAAAATGCAATTATTGACCAGTATGGTCGGATTGGTTCTCGCAAAGGATACTCTAGGGTAAATTCTTCTAGTGGTGCTTTAGGCGCAAATGATGTCACTGTTATTCATGAGTTAGTGCAAGCTGATGGAACACTGACTGTTTTATTTGCTGGTAACAGTAAGTTATTTAAACTTGATGGTTCTAATGCCGTTTCTGAGTTGACCTATGGGGGGGGTGGTACTACACCTACAATTACCGATAACAATTGGCAATGTGCTTCGCTTAATAGCATCACGTACTTCTTTCAATCTGGGCATGATCCACTGATATTTGATCCTACTGTCTCAACTACAACATATCGCAGGGTATCTGAAAAGACAGGTTACGTAGCTACAGTACCATCAGCAAATATTGTTATATCTGCTTTTGGTAGATTGTGGGCGGCAAACACTACAGCCAACAATGCAACTGTCTACTTCAGTGATTTGATTGCTGGTCATGTATGGTCTACAGGTACTGCTGGTTCACTGAATGTAAACAATGTTTGGGTCAATGGTGCTGATGAAATCACTGGTTTAGCAGCACATAATGGATTCTTGTTTATCTTTGGTAAGCGTCAGATATTGATTTATTCTGGTGCAACTACACCGTCTTCAATAATTCTTAGTGACACTGTTGAAGGTATTGGCTGCATTGCTAGGGATAGTATCCAGACAACTAGCACTGACGTTATCTTCTTATCAAACAGCGGTGTTAGATCACTGATGAGGACTATTCAGGAGAAGTCATCTCCAGAGCGTGATCTTTCGAAAAATGTGCGTAATGATTTAATGTCTGCTATTTCTGCTGAAACCGCATCAAATATTAAAGCTATATATTCTGAAACAAATGCACTTTATTTATTAAATCTTCCAACATCAAAATACGTTTATGCGTTTGATACAAAAGGAATCATGCAAGATGGCTCATCAAGATCAACGATTTGGGACAGTATTGAACCAACATCTTTTTGTGCAAGACGTAATGGTGATTTATTGATTGGCAAAAATGGGTATGTTGGAAAATACGGCACATACTTAGACGATGCGACTTCCTATAGGCTGGCATACTATACAAACAATTCTGACCTTGGTGATATAAATATCACTTCTATTCTGAAGAAGATAAAGGTTATTGTTGTTGGTGGTTCTAATCAGTTGGTAACTTTAAAGTGGGGATATGATTTTACAGGAAATTATTATTCATCACAAGTAAATATACCTACTCAAACAACGGCTGAATATGGCACTGCTGAATATGGCTCAAATGCCACAGTAGTAGCATATTACACATCTGGAGTTGCATTAACAACAATAGAAACAAATGCAACAAGCAAAGGAAAGATTGTTCAAATAGGGGTTGAGATGGATATAAATAACAGTCAATTATCCATTCAAAAGATTGAACTTCAGGCCAAAAATGGCAAGATTGCATAAGGAAAAAAATGTCAAATTACACACAAACAACAAATTTTGCAACCAAGGATGCACTTGCATCTGGTAATCCTTTAAAAATTGTTAAGGGTACTGAGATCAATGTTGAGTTTGCAAATATTGCAACTGCTGTTGCTACAAAAGTAGATACTGGTGGAGCAATAACAGGTTCAACTATTGATAGTTCTCCTGTTGGTGCAACTACCCCAAGTACAGGAGC